CAATCACTCCGTAGTTCATGTCAGAGGTGACAGGTGCGTCATCCTTCCAGTCCCACGTGTACATGTTCACGCCGTCGACCTGATCGACATGCCTGATGTTCTCCTTCAGGCGAAGGTCAGAAGCCGCCATGATCGAGCCCATGCCGGTCATGGCACCGCCCGGATCAAAGCTCCAGCCGCTCGAACTGCCGCTTCCAGAAGAGCCGCCAGCGGAGTTGTTGAATCCGGCGCCTTGGTTCATGTTCATGCCGACGTTCATGCCGTTGCTGAAGCCGCTGCTCGACCCAGAGGACTGGGAAGAGTTCGATGAAGCGCCAGAGGACTGACCAAGTACTGTCGGGCCACCAATGATCTGACCGTACGTGCCTGTTGCGTTCAGTCCAGCCATCGCCGGGTTGAACTGGTTCATCGCCGCCTGCTGCATCGCCCCGGTCTGGCCTACGCCAAACTGCTGATTCCGATCCATCATATTTGCAAGGTTCATCTGGTTCTGGACGCCTTGGTTGTGCGCTTGGAACCCGAGGTTATTCATTCCCTGCAGGGTTGACCTGTCGACGTTGTTGGCCATCTTGTTGGCTGCCGAGTGATACCCGGTCGAGCCAGACATGCCTGACGCCGCCGCCCTAGCATCCAGACCGCCAAGGTTCTGCTGCTTGATAAGGTTGGCGTCGTTGAGCATGTCGCCCTTCAACGCGTTCACGTAGCTGTTGGGGCCGACCTGACCCTGAAGCCCTGAGGCGAATCCACCCTGAGACTGTGCCGCGCTGCCAGCCATGCCCTGAGACGCCGCTTGGTTCACCTGATCTTGAACCTGCGGCTGCATACCGTTAATCGAATCTATGGCCTGACCGTACTGGTCAGTCGCAGAGTCGTAGACGTTCACTAGGTGCGGTGACTGGCCAGCCCAAACGTCCTGACTGGACTCGTTGAACGAGCCACCAGACGAGCTGGACTGATTGCTAGACTGCTGCCCGGACTGGTTGACGCCGTAATTAACGCCGACATTGGACGATACGTTCTGTCCACTCGACGACGAGTTTTGATTGCTCTTACCGCCCATGAGTTATCCCTCTAGGTCTTTTCCAAAAATGATTTCTCTGATCTCCCAGCCCACCTTGTCGACGGCGTACTGCACCGCAGGCATCTGGCATGACCGTGTCTCAATTCGTTGGCAGTTGTACTGCCTTGCTACATCCTCATAGAAGCTGGCGAACGTCACCGCGTTTGCACCGCCTCGCTCCTTGGCCCATGAGAGCCACAGGAGGAATGTCCTGTTACCCGTGAACTCGTCGACCTCGATGGTCGCCACGTTGAAGAAGTTAGGGTGAACCCAGAGCTGGCTCTCGCCGCCAACGCAACTTGCGTAAATATCCTCTGGCCTGAAGGTGAGGTTTGGGTCTAGGTGCAGGATCTCTTCGACCCCCGGCTTGACCCAGTGCCACTCCTCTCGGATGTTGGCGACCTTCGGGTAAATGACTACGTCAGGTTTAGCTTCTTCCATGCGAGATCTCCATTCTCTATTTCAACGCATCCGTAAAATCCCATCTCACGGACGTAAACGATTGCACCCGGCTCAAGACGTATGTCTGGCATACCGCCGCCGCGCTTCTGCCCAATGACTGGGGCCGTGAAGCGAGACAGGTGCGAATCAATCCCAAAGAACTGCCTGTCTAGGAACTCTGAGAGATCCTCATCGACGCCGTCTGGTACTGGCTCTGCCCTGTAAGTCATCTTGAGCCTGCCGGTTGCCACTCGACATCAATGCCGCTGATGTCAAAGTTTCCATTGGCCGGGCCCTCAACTCGCCATGAGTGCAGCTCTCCCGAAGTCCTGACATCGATCTTGCGATCCGTCGAAGGGGAAAACTCGCGCTTGTCGCCAGCCCATCGTGCGCCGTCCCCAGCGTAGTGGTGGCTGCCCACCGACACCTTCACCGGGGTCTTTCCCTCGACCAGAGGGTAGACCCTAGTGATCGTGCTAACGTCATCGTGGCCCACAATTGGCATGTGCGTTCGCTCAATGAAGGTTGTCAGCCCCTCTTCGTCAGGGTTCTGGGTGTCGAGGTTGTAAACGTCAGGCCCGGACGCGCCTATCAGGGCGCCGTCAAACGCCTGCCTGTTGGCAGTCGCCCATGTCGCCCTCTCGTCTGCCCACAGACCCTCCCAAGACTCCCATTCGTAGGTAGCGGTTGGCTGAACTCCGTATGCGGCGTGGGCAAACGTGCGCTCGGTGCTGAGATCCCTCAGGGCCCAAGTGTTGTCCCTATAGTTGTAGACGTACGCGACATTGGGCTTGTCATAGCCCTCCTCCGCAACGCAGAACCAGATCTCGCCCATCATCTTGTGGTGCACCGCGAACGAAGTGTGCCGTGCGTCCTCGTTCAGGGTGCTGCCAAACCGCTTGCGCAATCTGCCGTGCAGTATGCTTTGGGCGTTGTTGCCGTCGAAGACAAGTATGTCCTCGTTGGATATGAAGTAGTGTCGCCCAGAGACCTCCACCAAGCCGTCGCGTGAAACTAGACCGGCGTTCTGCGTAAGGGTTCTCCTGCGCCAAACAAGCGCATCGCCCGTAAAGTCGAGCACATTGAGTGCCTTTTCACTGTAGATGACAAAGCTGTCGCGCAGACTTTCTGCCCCAACGATGCGGCCACCCCGGCCAAGCGTCAGGTAGCCAGCAAGGCTGGACGGGTCAACGTCTGGGCCTTCCCAAGTGTAGGGTATGCCGTTAGGCTCGCAGGGGTGCGACCAGCGCACCCTGTCCTCGTAGTAGGCGGTGTCGCCATTGACGGGGTCTGTCTCAGTCATGCCCATCGCAAACAGAAAGTTCTTGTGCGAGCAGATGATCCGGGCGGACACATTTCTATCCTCCCAGCTGTCGCCGCCAGCCACCCAAGGGAGATTGATGGCATCCTCTGATCCCGTAGACCAGTCGGTAAAGTAGACGGGGTTGATTGACGGGTTGTTTAAGAACGTGACCTGACCGATCTGGCAGCTAGTCCAAGACTGCTCGTTAACATCCCTGCCAATATCAAGTATGACCTCGAACTTGTTCTCGGAATAACTCTCAACAGTTTTGCTGGTACATGCAATCCACTTACTGTTCCCCTCAAAGTCACTGCTTTGCAGGAGGTGGCCAATGTTGCCGCTGGCTGCGGAGCCTGAGCCCCAAATGAATTCTTTTGAGTCATCCCAGCTACCTATTTGCCCGTCCCAATCCACAGCACGGTATTCGACGTTGTCCTTCTTCGACCCGCCAGACGCCTGAATCTTGCCAGACATGACGCGGAAATTGCGCCCGTCAGTCAATCCGTTGGGCGGCAGTTCCCACGCAGCCACATCCGAGACGACCCCGACCTCACCGATTCCGCGCACGTTGATTAGCATTACGCTTGGCTCTCCACCTCTTGGCTCAACTCTTTAACAGCCTCCAGCAGGAGGACGCACAGCCGTGCGTAGTCCACGGCCAGATAGCCGTTGTCTGCCTGATGTACCGCTTGAGGGAATACCGCCTGAACCTGTTGCGCAGAGACGCCTGCCTGCTCGGTGGCGGCCATCCCGCACTCCACGCCCAGCTCGTTAGGCAGGTACGTGAAGGTGTCAAGCGTCTTAACCTTGTCGAGGGCGCCATCTATGGTCGACTGCTTATCCTTCAGTCGCTCGTCTGACTGGCTGAACACGTTACCCGTGGCATTGAGGCTGGCGCACTGTATGTTGCCCTCCGTGTCTATCCTGACCCCATCAGTCTCCGCCCACTTGCCGCCCACGCTGTGGACTACTGAGCCTTGCTGCATACTAGGGTCAACAATAGCCGCCTGCGGAGAGCTGGCCTCTGGAAACGTCTTTATCAGCACCGCCTTAATAAGGCGAATATGGTCGTCCCCGGATGAGATTGGGTCGTTAGCCGTTGGCCATTGATCGTCCAAGTCTGTTACGTATACTCCTTTCTCAAGACCCATTGCATTTCTCCAGTTGCAGGAATATCGTGTCACACTCCCTCGTCCCCGAGTCTTTGCGGGGCGCTACTATCCAATTAGTTTCGGCCGTGCATTTCTTGACCCAGCCACGATATGGCTTTGGCCTCACGCCCTTGAGGGCAAAGATGATGTCACCAAATAATTGCTCGGCAATCACAGAACTCTCCTTGTGAAGTCGGTCATCTCGCCGTAGTTTTCGTCTTCAAGAATCCTCATTCTCCCGTTGCCCTGATCCGCCACCATCTCCGCCCTCTCCTCTAGAAAATCGACCAGCATCAACGGCGCCTTGGTTGGGTCAAAATCCTTATCGATACTCTTGGCGGCCTTGGTCAGCGCGTCCTTAAAGCTGCGAGCCTGAAACTTCTTGCATCGCGGGTGAGTGAATGGCGGCTTGTACATGACTGCGAAAGTTCTCATTAGATTTTCTCGACTGTTACGTTGTGTACCCTTGCATGAGAGATGGCGTTGTAGCCGTAGCCCCCCGGTTGCCACAAAGAAAGGGATAGAACTACGTGCCTAAAGTCCTTATCAACCGTAAAGGTCTGCTCATACTCGTATGTCTTGCTTTCCTCTCTCTCCTCTCCGACCCCGATCACGACGTAGTCCTTGCGAACGCCGTCTAGGTAGCCGTTACGGAAGCCCAGCACGGCAGCATGTATCTCTGCGCCGGGTTCCCAGTCCTCGGCAGTCTCTAGGCTCATCTTGACCTTATAGTCACCCAGCTCCTCGGCGTACCACCAGCCATTGACGCCTATGGCCCCCGGCGTCCTGTCACCCTCGCTCTGGTCAAGCCACAGGTAGAAGTACTTGCCCCTCTGGTCGTCGCTGCCCCAGTCGATTCTGCTGCCCTCAAGCTCGCCGTCTGCAATATTTGAAACGGCTCCGTCTAGGCGCTTGTCGCTGCTCTCCTTTCTTAGCTCGTAGATATCGCCGTGAGTAGACCAGCCATCGTCGTCCAGTTGGTACTGGAGTCCGTAGGCCATGCCGTTGTAGCCCTCAAGGTCGAAGCGGCCGCCGAGCCAGAGCTGGCGCATGTCAGTGACATAGCGATCAGTGCTATTGATGTCGCCGGTCGCTTCTTTGAAGTTCCAGCGGATCTCCTGCATTGATATCGGCAGCTCTTTAGTTATGCTCACTCCATTAGGTCTCAATAATGGTTAAGCAGAAGCCGGTGTCCCAAACTACCTGAGACGCGCCGTTTGGATTGTCATCGTCGTTTAGGCCACGAAAACCAATCACAACAAAGTCAGGCTCCAGATCCATAGTTGTAGGAACAACCCAAGCGGTGTTAGCTGCCTTGTTGGCAAAGCATGTCACCTGCACATTGGCCCTTGCATTGATGTCGCCGTTGGAGCTGCTGCTTTCCTCACCGCTTATAGACTGAAGCCTATTTTTGAAATTGACCTTGCAGAACTTCCAATCCGGCTGGCCGTTTGCATCTTGACTCACCCACTCAACGCTGGAAATGCCGACAGGATCGCCAACAATCATTTGCCCGTTATAG